CGCGCAAGACGTTCACCCAATTTGCGGGACAAGAAGCCGAGCAAATCAAACGCGCTATCTTCCATCAATTCCGACGGCACAAGCACCAAGCCGGAATCTTGCTTGTACGCGTTGAAAGTCGTTTGCCCGAAAACCAACGCTTGTTCGGCGGCTGCCGTGTTAATCGCGATGTTTTCGCCAGTGTTGCCCGTATCATCAACCGTCGGCCAAGGCATCGGGTTGCCGCTGTCGGTAATCATCACATCAGCGACGGTTTCAACTCCGCCGTATTCAAGCAACGCCTCTTCGAGTTGTCCCGAAAACCCTTGCGGAATGATGTAGCCACCGCCCGACGTCGTGACCGTTTGCGCGGCCCGTTGTTCGCACTTTTGCTTCCAAGAGCGCGTGTCGGAAAGGTTGATGACGATTTCGCCCTTACGCGGGCTAATGCCAAGTTTCTTCATCGCGCGTTCTTGGCGCTCGTTGATTTCGTGGCCCAATTGAGCGCGACACCAACCCTCAATCGCGTGGCTGAGAACTTCTTCGCGACGCGCGGCCCGTTCTTCGGGCTTGAGGTTGCTACTGCGTCGGCTATGGTTCACATCTTCGCGGCCCGGCTTGCCTTTCGGCGCGTCATTCATGGCCGCGTCAATTTCTTCCGAGCGCTTCGCAATTTCAAGCTGACGGTTGAGCGTATTCCATTCGCCGTTGAGTTTGTCCCATTGGGCATCTTCTTCGCTGGTGAAATTGCGGTTTTCCGCGTCAATTTTGTCGCGAAGTTTCTTGATGTCCGCACCCACAGCGGCGCGCTTCTCGAAAATCTCTTTTGCGGTTGGCATGAGCTACCCCGATAGATGCGCCGGGGCTTGCCGAAAAACGAAGATTCGGCGGGAACTCCCAGCAAGGTTAAGGAAACCTGCCAGCAATCACCGCCGACTTGCAGCTTGAATTGTTGGTTGTGGATGCTTGACGTGTTACGTTATCGCATCAATCAGTCTTGATATTTACATGCGTTTGTGCGTCTGTCAAGTCGAAGCCGAAGAAATTTTGTATCTCCAGCCACGCAAAAGAAACTCGAAACACTCTCGCCGAGTGGCCAATCCGAATACCCAAAGCGAATGATCGATCCACAAAAGAGCGTCGGCTAGATCGCTTGGAATTTCATTTACGCCAGTTGTTCTTGGTCGCTCTAAAGTGTATTTCCGATTTCTTCCTCTGGTTGTCTTGAATTTTGATTTGACGACCCATTCGCAAAAATCTTGTCCTTCGCTATCGCCCGCGTCGCCGTAAGCATCTCCAAGAATGCCCCACAATTTTTGCGAACGAAACGCCTTCGTCTCTAGTTCGTCCCAAAGTTCCTTGATGTTGCGAGTCGTTTTGTATTCAGATTTGTCAATTTCTTGGATAATTTCGCTAAAAGATCGAGACGAGACCACTTCTGATGATCTACCGCCCGCAATAAATTTATCTATGCACTTCTTGAGTTCAACGAAAAAGCCGTCGAACATGATTTCGTGCCAGCCATAAGCCCATCTAATCGCATGGTCGATATTAAAAATCACATTCATCGATTCTGCCGGGATGTCGCCGGTCAGGAAGTGGCTACGACCCATTTTGATTGCATCAAGCCTTTCGTCGATGCGGTATTCTTGTAAGGAGCATTGAATTTCTTTTTTTAACGAGGCTATTTGCTCGCGGTTGTAAATAGATATGGATTGCGTTGGTCGAAAAATATCTAAAACACAATCGAATAGCTCTAAATCAGTGATTCGCGCATTCATTAAATTGCTCTCCGGATTTGGCGGTACGGTTCGCCCGTTTGCGCCCCGGAGAGAAGCGCAGAACGGGCAAACCACTGAGGTAGCTACTCCTCAGCCCGTTAAAACAAAATACACGTTGCTATCAGTATGCGCAAGCAATCAAACGGAAATTTCGACAAGCCGCGCCGTTGCCTTGACGACATCGCGCGGTGTTTTGGGCTTCATTGCGGCGCGTTCGGCCTTCAATGCTTCGGCGTTGTCGCTACGAATCGCTGCCGACGTCGATTTGTAAGCGGGAAACGTCACCGGGCCAACGTCGAATAAATCCAAGTCGGTCAACGTGCGCACTTCAATCTCAATGCCAGTGTCGCCGTATTTCTCCGTTGTCCACGTCGAGCCATTCGCACGCACCGCGAACGAAAACGAACTGCCGTCGATGTCGCCGCGTTCGATCTTCGCGCACAACGCCGCCGCCTCGTCATCCATCGCGCCGTTGACGATCAGAGGATCGACCTCGTAGCGCAAACCGACCGCATCGACCGATAAGCGACACGAACCGGATTTGGTCCGACCCAAAATGCACTCATCCTCATGGTTGAACAGCGCGCGCACGTCTTGGTTTTCGGCGATGACGTTGTTAAACGCTGTCGGCGCGATTCGCTCAACGCATCCGGGCCACAGTTGAAACTGCGTGCCGGGGTCATCCTTGCGATAAAAGACCGCCGCATAGCCGACGATCATCGGCGTACCGTCAGCCCGTTTTTCAATGCGAGTCCCGCCTTTGCGGTCCCGTTGTTCGCGTTCGCTCATCGGCTCTCCTTTGGGGGCATTAAGTGAGACAGATCGCCGAAGACAATTTTCGTCGGCGCTTTGATTTCGTCGCTGATGATGATCGGACAATCAAGAAGCGTTCGCGGCGTAGCAATGTGACGCATTCGCTTTTCTTGATGCTCCCAATATCGGCCTGTGAACATAATCAACTGGCCGCATCTCTCGCAGTGCGATTTGTCGCCCGCTTTCATTGCTCGCTTGCCTCAACTTCAATTTGGTTTTTCTTCGGGTCGGTAACATCTAACAGCCATTCGGTAACGTCGGCGCGTTCTAGAACTGAGGTTTGCTTGGCGTCATACTCAGCCTTGAACGCCAATGCCTTTTCTTTGGTCGAAAACACCGCGAGCGTATTAAAACTTCCGTCTTGAATATACCCGCGAGTCACGGCGAAAACGCTCAAGCGGACGTATTCCATCTGTGATGGAAGTGTGATAACGCTCAATCTGGCAGGTTCTTTCCAAGAATTCCACGCGTTCAATATCTCTTCGCGCTGCTCGTTGCTCAGTTGTTCGTGCGAGACGATAACGCCGTCGGGAAAATCAGCAACGGTTTGACTCATGCCCTTTCCGTCCCTGCGTTCGATCAGTTCGCTTGGCAAGCCACACACAACGCCTAACTTTCTCGCCAATGCTTCGCGTTGCTCGTTCGTCAATCGTCCTGCTTCACGATCATTTCGGCAAACTTCTTCGCTGCCGTCGCTTGGTAGGTCTCGATCCATTCCGCAACTCCCTCAGTAAGTCCGCCCGTCGAGCGTTTGCCCGCGAGCGTCAACAATTCCGTGACAATCGCCGTCGAAAACTCCGCGCCCAAGTCCGGAGACGCGAAGCCGAGCGAACGCGACAACTCGCAAACCGGCGCGAACGTCGTTTGAATCGCTTCAGCGTTGTCGCCCGCAACCTTTTCGATGAACGCCAAGAATTCGCCCGGTTTCTTGGCGGCCCGCTCCGCTTGTGTGCCAATCCGTCGTACTAACCGCCCGCAATCGTTGCGGATCTGCGTTTGCAGGGCGATTTTGGCGGCTTCGAGGTCGATTTTGGGGGCTGTTCGGGTCGGTTCCGGGGCCGGTTTTTGCTCGCCAACGGGGGCTAAATTCACCGGCGTATAAAAGGTTTTGCCCGTTCCATCGGTGCGCGGGTTGTAGTCAAGGTCATCGCGGGCCTCATCCGCGTTCAAAATGCCGCCCTGAACGAGCTTATTGAGCGCGTCAGACTGCGCCGCGAACGTCGCACGGACCAATTTTCGGCGGGGGAACTGCACGCAATGCGAGCGTTTCGCCTTCTCTTCTTCGGTCAAGAGCTTCATTTCGGCTTCGGCTTCCCACGACGAGAGCCAGTAATCAAGAGACTCATCTAAATAGTCCTGTTGCTCTTGTTCCAAGCTGCCGTAGGACGTGTTGACCTTCAAACCGAGCTTGTAGGGCGGAATATGCAGCACGTTCGCGACGGCAACGGCTACTGCATCCCAAACTTCCGTCAACATCGCTTCGCGCGCCGTGTGGCCGTAGTGATCGACCTTCACGCCTTCTTCGAGCAACGCCGTTTTGAATTTGCGATTCGGGCCTTTGTGAATGCGGTTCCACGAATCGACCAAATTCGCGCGGGCTTTGTCACTCAGCTTGCCCGGATACATCAGAATCACGCCGGGGGAAGCGTCGTTTCCGAAATAGGTTGTACCGTGCTGACGCGAGGCGATGCCAAGCCCGATTGTTTCTTTGGCGACACTCACCACGTCGTAACCACTCAGCCCATCGAACGACAAGCCGCGAACATGGAAAACCTCGTCGGCCGCAAGCGGTTCCGATTGGCTTCCGATGGTCGTCATGTAGTGCAAGACGCCATTCGCCCGAACGGGATAAGTGCTATCAGGATTCAGCGGAATTAGGGCCGTACAACGTCCGCGGCCGTCACGTTCAATGTGCGCGTAGCCGTTGCCGCGTGTGACCGCGTGTGCTGTCAACGTTTGACGTAGGACCATCGACGGGTAGTATTCGCACGGCCATTGCAACACGCGTTCGGCGGGGTGCGCGTTGTCGATGATCTTGCCGCCGTCGGGAAGGAATTTGTAAACGTGCGGCTGAACCTTCGCCACGCCGCGCGAAATGAGATTGACGCCCTTCCAAAACGCTGATAACGACAGCGCGGATTTGTGCGAGACGCGCACGCCCGACGTTGATTTGGTCGAACCGAATGCTTCGTAAAGCCAATCGTCGGGGTCGTTCAACGGCGTTGATGGATTTTCCAGCGAAGCACGTTTTTCGGCTTTATCAATCGCACTCATCCAACAACCTCCACGCCGCGAGTTTCGTACACACTGGGGCCTTCTGATTGCATCGCCCGCGCGACGCTCATGATGGCCGCAACAACTCCGTCGATCTTGTTCCGTGAACGCTTCCGATCCGGCATCACATAGCCCGCGCCATTTGCCCGGAAAACCATGTTGCCGATTTGCCAACGCATCGCCGGGTTGCCGTCGTGCTGAATTCGTCGCCCGCGAATCGCTGATTCGTATTCCTTACAAGGCTCGTTGTAATTCGCGATACCTTGCGTGAATTCAAACATCGGGATTCCTTCTTCTTGAAGTTCCCCCGCTAATTGCCGTGCGTTATGCGGATCGAAGGCACAATCTAATATATCATAATATCTTGATGCGTTTATGAGTGTTTGCTTGATCTCACGCAAATCAATCTGATCGTCTGCGGCTTGAATGATATAACCGGCATGAATCCAAGGCCGCAAGATGTCACGCAACAACTCGGAAACGCTATCTTTTGCGGTCTCCGGACACCAAAACCAAAACAGTTGCTTGTAATATCTCAGTCCGTTTTCCATGCGCGGGAATGTCAAACAGAGAGCCGCGAGGTCGGAAGTGTTCGCGATGTCTAAAGCCGCGTGACACGATTGGCCCTTGAGTTCTTCGGCGAAACGCGATTGCATTTGCTTATCATCTTCTTTTTCCAAGCGCGGGAATTTGCAGCGGTCCCATTTTTCTAACGGAATGCCACCGAGATTTGTTCCGAGACGCAAGCCAACACGGTCCCTCAAGAATCGCACGCGGCCCGCTTCGGTGCGCTTCGCTCGCTTGAAGGCTTCTTCCATCTCGGTTTTGTGAACCGTGACGCCCCAATTCGGATTTGCTTTCGCCCACGACTCAGGGCTTTCAGGGTCATCACCTTCGTCAATCGTGCCAACATAGCCGAAAAACGCGTCATCTTTGACGGCGCTTCCGTCTTCACTCTCAACGCCATCAAGCACGCTTTCGGTGTAATCGCGTAGCTCTTTGTAAATCCCCTCGTCAAGCGTGCCGGCGGTCGTAATCGCGATTTTTAGCGGCTGCTCGCGGGAACCGGTCCCGGTGTCCAGCACGTCCCAAATGTCGCGGGATTCGTATTTGTGAACCTCGTCGGCAACGAACGCGTGAGGGTTCAAGCCGTCGAGCTTCTTAGAGTCCGACGACAGGGGTTTGAAGACGCTTTCTGATTTGGTGTGCCGAAGTTCTTCGCGATACGGTTTGATTCGTTTGCGAAGCGGCGGGGATTTTGCAACCATCCGCTTCGCTTCGTCGAACACAATGCGGGCTTGCTCTTTCTTCGTCGCAACCGAGTAGACTTCCGCTCCCGGCTCGCCGTCTGCCATCAGCAAGTAGAGAGCGATCCCCGCCGCGAGTGTTGACTTGCCGTTCTTCCGGGGGACTTCGACAAACACAACCCGAAAGCGGCGTGTACCGTCTTCACGCTTCCAGCCGAACACAACGCCGACGATAAAGGCTTGCCACGGCTCAAGCTGGAATTTCTTTTTTGCGAACTTGCGGCCTTTGGTGTGTTGGAGATGGCCGAAGAAATTGAGAACCTTTTGCGCGGCCTCTTGATCCCAGCGCAAGCCGCGTTCGTGTCCGTGTTCTAAGTCGTGCAGATGTCGCCGACACGCCGCCTTGATCCAGCGCGCAGCGGGAATGTTGCCCGCGTCAATGTCGCGAGCGTATTTCAGAATCGGGCAGGTAGTTTCAATCGTAGCTCTCAGCGAATTGGCGTTCTTGTTCGGCCTCTTCATGGGCGATTTGCAAAATACTTGCAGACAAGTCTTTTTCCGCTTCTAAAAAACTGTCGTAGTATTGCCAGATTGCCCCGTAATTTTTTTCTCTAAGACGATCAAAAACTGCCTCAGGCAAGTCGTAATTCTCAGGAACCCAATTGTTTGCGTAGCGACGCCATCCACATTTATCAATTGCCGGAAATACGATCGGAATCATATCTACAGCTAAAATCATCGACACAGGATTCGACGCCACAAGAACCGAGCCATATTCGAGCGACTCCGCCAATGTGCAGTACAATCGCTCAACAAAGCCACGATCAAACCAAGCCCACGCCTTGTGCTTTTCTTCAGGCTTCCAATTGTGACTCGCTTTGTTCGCGCAGGCAAAATAATGCGGCGGCAAACCATGCCATTCGTTCGGCAAATCGTGAATCATCAAAAATGCTTCACGTCCACGCAGTTGACACCGACGACATTTCGCGGGGACAATTCCCATGTCTTTTTCGTGTTTGCAAATTGGGGTGCGTGCCTTTTCGATTTGGACTCTGATAAATTCGGCCCGCTCCGCTTGTCCATTCTCTTCGAGCCAATCGGCATACTGCAAACGCGGATCGTCATCATCCGGGTTCGCGATGATCGCACGCAAAAGGATGTCGCCATCGGTCGGAATGCCCATTAATCAAGCCCCTAAATTCCCGTCCCATTCATTTCCATTCCCGGCGGTGCGATATCAAGATTTGTGTTGTATGGGTACTGATACCAGCACGCTCTACATGCTCGATTTGGCCACTCGATAACCAAGCCGTCACACGCCGGAAATGCGCCACAAATGCAGCACACAACCGCCGCCGGGTCAGGTTCTTCGTGAGGCTCTAAAAGCATAAGCGACGGCCCGCCGGGGTATTGCTCAACACGTTTGCTCATGTATCAAACTCCGCTGCAAACGCTTCTTCGTCCTCGTCTACGTCAGCGGTTGCCAAGCCCTTCAGGGCCGCCGGGGTCAAGCCAAATTCCTTGCACCACTTGCGAATCATGCCGTCGAGCGCGGCGAGGTTCTTGAAAATCGGGTTCGGGCTTGTGGTCTTGCCTGCGTTAATCTGTATCGAACTTGCGGCTGTTTCGGATTCTTTCAACAAGTTCAGCCAAGTGACCACGCCTGAGCATAGGCCCGCAAACGCAATAGCGCTTGATTTGCCGAGTCTTTTTGTCTTGGTTAGCTCTGGGGCCAACTTGTTCCAGATTTCGCGTGCCTGAGGCGACAGGGCGCAGGGAATGGGTATTACGTCAGACGTTGCTTGTTTGGATGCCAACCGAAAACCCTCCCCTTGGAAAACCGACCGACATTTTT